GGCGAATCCTACTTCGTATGCGGCTCCGATTATGAAGCATGTGGACGGCGGTTCCGTACACTATGCCGGATTGATGGGCGGCAGTTACTTTTCGTTGGTATCCGGTGGTAATTACGATATTGGTGCGCAGGATGGTACGTTGAGATTAAGCGGCAATACGGTAAACATATCCGGCACGCAAACAACTATCGATTCGAACGTTTATATTGCGGCTACTAACGACTTAGTACTAAACAGCACATCACGTCTATTTTTTGGTATTACGAGCCTATCTAGTATACTAAACGGAATTTATAGCAGGCTTTCTGCATTAGAATCTGCATAATATTTGAAACCTTTTCGTTTATAAATGGTACAATATAGAAAAGGGAGGCGATATTATGAAAAAGGTTCTATCGATATTATTAGTAGCTTCAATGCTAGGCGGTACGGCTGTATTCGCAAGTGGCTCGTCCCTAATCGGTCAAAAAGTACAGTCGGAGGTTGTTGTTAAGCTTGACGGTGAAACGTTAGGTAACGCCGTAATCGTTAATAAAACAACGTATGCACCTGTTCGTCTAATTGCGGAGGCGACCGGTTTAGAAGTTGGATACGTACCGGGGGAGGTTACGTTAGTGTCCGAAGCGGAAGTGGCTAAGACGCCCGATGAGCTAACGAAAGAAAAACGGCAATTAACGGCACGTGCCGAATTTCTTAATAGCGCTATTTCAGACGCGGAATATTCGTTAAAGAAATATCGTGCAGCACTCGTTCAAGTTGACGAGACAGTTGTTGATTTCTACGTAGACCTCATTACGCAGGGCGACCGTGAGTATGTTGCTTTTACGGAGGAACTTACGGAGGTTACCGAACGAATAGCGGAAATCGACGAATTACTTAAATAGAAACACACGGACTACGGCGCGCTGCTGTAGTCTTTTTTATTTTACGAAAGGTGGCGATTGTCACGGCACAAATACGTCATAAACTCGAAATACTCGTCAATATCGACGAACCTGTAGCGGAGATCAATAATGTGATTTCCGCTTTTTTGCGTCTACATCCCGGCCGCGATCACGAAATTTTGGCGGCACTTCAACGGAACATAGACGAAGCAATTACGAAAATTGAAGCGGAAGGTGGCGGCGACAAATGAGCGTAGAATCCGAAGTATTACAACGTATCACGCGTGTAGAAACGAAAGTCGACGGGATGGACTCGAAATTAGATAACGCTATCCGTGCGAACGAGACGGCGATTTTGGCGTTAGAGCAGGCGCGGCACGCAAACGATAGGCTAACGAAGATTGAAGATAATCAACGCTGGTTATGGCGGACGTTCGGCGGGGCGGTTATTGTCGCTATCGCAACGTTCATTATTGCTGGCGGATTAAAATAATATAACGGAGGGATTACGTATGAAAAAATGGACGAAAGCGGCGACAGTCCGCGCAATTAAGACGGCAGCACAAACGGCAATCGGGGCAATCGGAGCGACTACGGTATTTGGCGAAGTAGACTGGCGCATCGTCGGGGGTACGGTATTACTCGCTACGATTACGAGCTTCCTAACGAGTTTGGCGGGATTACCGGAGGTTAGTACGGAAGGTGACGAATAATGAGCTACGTATATCGTACCGATCACATACCTCGTAACGTGCCGCATAACCGACGTCCCGGAATAGCGCTCGCCGCTACGACTATTACGATTCACAACACCGGCAATCCATCGTCAACGGCACGTAACGAGCGTACATGGTTAACGAATCCAACGAACAGTCGGACGGCATCGTATCACATTGTCGTAGATGAACGCGAAGCAATCGAAGTCCTTCCGCTTAACGAGGTCGGATGGCACGCGGGCGACGGAAGTAAAGCAACGAGTGGGAACCGTACATCAATCGGAATTGAAATCTGCGAAAGCGGCAATTACGAAAAGACGCTAGATAACACGGTTAAACTCGTAGCGAAAATGCTATACGAGCGCGGTTGGGGAACGGATAGATTACGTAGACATTACGATTGGTCACGTAAAATATGTCCGAGGTTAATGTATGACGGCGGCAAGTGGGCGAGCTGGCATGTATTCGTAGATCGTGTAAACGCGGAATTAACGAAGTTGAAAGGGGTGGTGTCGAAAGTGAAGTACGATGAAGTAGCGGTAAAGGTTAATGGCGCGGACATTGGCGAGGTAGGATGGTTAACGGCCGGCGTGACGCGTGTGCCTGTGCGTAAGGTGGCGGAGGCGCTCGGCGCGACCGTGACGTATGACAGCAAAACGAAGACCGTAATTATAACGAAAGCGTAACGAAGGAAAGTCGAAGTAAGAACGAAAGTGTAGCGAAGTCGGCCCGTCGGGTTATCGGAGTAAATTCCGGTATCTCGGCGGGCCTTTTTTTTCTGCTTTAAACAGAAGCGCAATCGTGTGAAGTAATCTCCGATTCGTCACCGATAACTTTGCGTAAAAATTACCGTCAATTTACATCGGACAACAACTGCTTTATAATGATAAAATAACGTAACAGTTAAGAAGTTGTTGTTGCGAAATTTTACCGAAAAATGACGACGGAAAAACACCGTTCGGGTATCGTTGACCCTGCTAAAGTAACTCGTTCTGCTCTTCAAAACGCAGCATCTGTTGCAGCTATGTTCCTAACAACAGAAGCTGTAGTTGCTGACAAGCCAGAACCAAAAGCTCCTGCAATGCCTGACATGGGCGGCATGGGCGGTATGGGCGGCATGATGTAACGCTAATCCCGCGTGGTTACGCCATTCTAACGATCCGTCACCGCTAACTTTAGCGGAAAATTAACGGTCAATTTTCGATTAAAAACGGTATCTATTTCGGTCAAATTGTGAAGCTGTGGTTCTCGCAATTTAATCGTAAAGCAACAACCACTTCTTAACTAATCATTAAGGAGTGGTTTTTGTGTTGTTGAAATTCGCATATCAAGATTTCATCGAGGATCGCCAGCTAAAGAATACATCTAAGAAAAACCTAATCAACTATACTACAATGCTCGGTGAGTTTATCGATTATTGTACGAAAAATGGCGTAATGAAAATCGAGGATATATCAGCAGTTACGATTAAGAGTTATCTATTCGAATGCAAAGAGCGCGGTAACGGTGCGGCTACGCTAAATACGAAGATTCAACGTATACGGGCGTTTATGAATTATCTAGTGGAGTCCGAATTTCTCACGAAAAGTCCCGCCGCGGCCGTTAAGCTCGTTAAGACGGACACGAAGATAGACGTATTTACTGACGATCATATTCGGCAAATGCTCGCCTATTACCGTAGTCTACGGCGGAAGGAACACGCCTTTTACGCTTACCGTGATTATATGCTCATTATTTTCATGCTAGGTACGGGGGCGCGGCGTGGCGAGATATTGGTGCTGAAGTGGAGTGACGTCGATTTCGATAATGGTTCGGTGGCGCTATTCGGTAAGACGCGGAGGAGAGAGACGATTCCTATAACGGACAAGCTCGTTAAGGAGCTGCGCGCATATAAGATGTATCTGCATCAAACGTGGAAGGAACCGTCTGAGTACGTATTCACTAAACGCGATAATACGCAAATGACCGAAAACGCGCTGATGCTGATATTCACGAATCTGCGCAAGAAAATGGGGTTCGACGAGGTGCGGGTGTCGCCGCACACGTTTCGCCATACGTACTGTCACCGGTTAGCAATGTCCGGTATGTCTGCGTTCGCCATACAGAAGCTGATGCGACATCAGAATATATCCGTAACGATGCGGTACGTGGCGATGTGGGGAAATGAACTTCGCGAACAGAACGATAAGCATAATCCGTTAAACAATATCGATATCTAACGTAAACAAAACGAAAGCCAGTAAGGCGCTATGCCTCGCTGGCTTTTTCGTTATTCTCCGGTAATAATTCTCCGTCAACATTCCGATACATCCACGTTATCTCAAATTTCTCCGTACACTTTTCGCACGTTACCGCCGTCATTTCCTTTTCGATCCGCAGCGCTTTCCGTCCGCCACAGCTCGGACACGATTCGTATTTCGGCGTATTACCTAACGCCAGGATTACGATACCGGCAATTAGTGCGACGACACCGAGCGGCGGCACGGTCATAAACAGGAATATCGACGTACCTATCGATACAAGTCCGAGTCCGACCGATACGACACGTCCGATAACGCTTGGCCGCTCGACTTGTACTGCGCTAACCTTCGGTACGATATCGCGACCACAATGCTTACATACGATTGCTTCATCTTTTATTTCCTCCGCACAATACGGACATTTCATACGATCACCTCCGTTACCATTAATTATAATATACCGGCGGGCACACGTATAGTTGTACGTGGGATTTTTACGGTAAATTAGCGGCTTGCGCTGTCCGGTAGGGTATTCGTAAGGGTAGACGGGCAGGAAGCGTAAAATGCCGCGTATAACCGCTTAAAAATAAATTTACGATTACATGTCCCAATTTCGGAGAAACGTGTACTTACTATAGTGAGAGGACGGAAAGGAGGCGGTCGCATGTCGGACGAGCATCCGGACATATACGTAAAGTTCCATATCAGCGCGGTAAAGTCCGGACTCGTTGCGGACATGGGCGCGGAACTATTTCAGACGCTGGCCGTACTCGCATCGTTTATGGACGGCGGTGGGCGCTGCTTTCCGAGTCA